CTACTGCCCAGCGCTCAGGCCGCACGCTGAACACCGCCGGGCGCTTTCAGGCCACGCTGGCACGCGCCACGACAAACAACATCAGGATTGACCCGGCTAAGACCGTGGAGCAGATCGCAGCCGCTGCAGTGCGCTCTTCGCAGATCAACCGGCCTGTGAAGGCTAGCAAGAAGGTTGCGGCCTGATCTCCATGAACTACTACCCCTTCCACATCGGGGACTACACGGCGCACACGGCCCACCTTGATCCGCTGGAAGACCTTGCCTACCGCCGGATGCTAGACCAGTACTACCTGCGCGAATCGGCTTTGCCATCCGACCCGACAGAGGTCTGCGCCCTGATTGGGGCAAAAACCAAAGCGCAGCGCGAGGCCGTTGAAACCGTGCTGATTGAATTTTTCGAGAAAACAGCGGCAGGCTGGATGCATTCGCGATGCGAGCGGGAAATCGCGATCTACAAGAAAAACAAAGGCAGGCACTGGACGGCAAAACTCACGAAGCCACGACGTGCAGAGATGGCTGGGGAGCGGCGCGCCAGGAAACTCAGCGCAACACCACGATGGCTGACTAAGGAAGACCGGCACGCCATCGCAGCAGTGTATGAGCGCGCTGCCACTCTTACAGCGCAGACGGGTGAGAGGCATGAGGTAGACCACATAGTGCCACTCTGCTCCAAGGTGGTATGCGGGCTGCATGTGCCATGGAATCTTGCAGTGCTGTCGGCTTATAAAAACAAATCGAAATCGAATTCGTTCGAGGTGGCCTGATGCACTACTACAAGCGCAATCTAGGCGACTACGCCAAAAAGGCCGGACGGCTGTCCATGCTGCAGCACGGTGCGTACACGCTACTGATCGACGCGTGCTACGACCGTGAACAGTTCCCCACGCGTGATGAAGCTATCGACTGGACTTGGGCCAGCTCAAGCGCGGAAGTAGAGGCGGTGGACTTCGTGCTGTGCAAGTTTTTTGTGTTGCAAGAGGGCCGATATGTGCAGGCGCGCATCCAAGAAGAGCTGCTGGACTACCACGAGAAGGCCATCACAAACAAACGAATCGCTGACGAGCGCGAGACGAAGCGTAAAGCAAATCACACGAACCGTGCACCAGCCGTGAACAAAGCGCCACCTAACCATGAACCATTAACCAAGAACCAAGAACCAATTAATACAACACCACCTGAAGGTGGTGTGCCGCGCAAGCGCAGCACCACCACCACAGCCGCCCGCCCCGACGATGTTCCGGAGCCGGTATGGCAGGACTTTCAACGACTGCGCCGCGAGAAGCGCGCACCGTTGACCGACACCGCTCTGGCTGGGGTGCGCCGTGAGGCCGAGAAGGCTGGTGTTTCGTTGGAGGCCGCCATCGCCTACTGCTGCGAGGCCGGATGGCAAGGGTTCAACGCGGGCTGGTACGCCGACCGGCAAGGGGGGGCTCACACCTCCGTTCGCCCCCCGCCGCAAGGCCGATACAGCGCCGCCGCCGCGACCATTTTTGGCAACAACCAACATCCCGAGGTGATCGATGTTTAAGCCCATCGAAATCAGCGCGGAAGCCATCAAGGCCGCCGCTACGCCACTGCCCGAAGAGGCGGTGAACAACATTTTCAAGGTCATGCACGGCTTCTACGGCAACCTGTTTTTGTCCAAGTTCGCTTCGGGCGAAGTGGGCGAGCAAGGGGACAAGGGAATCGTCAGTGCCCGGCAAATCTGGGGCCATGGGCTGCGCAAGTTCGGCCCAGGCACTGTCAAGGCCGCGCTGGCGCAGTGCATTGAGGCTCACCCCGAGTTCCCGCCAAGCCTGCCGCAGTTTGTGGCCCTGTGCCGCGCAAACGCGCCGCGCGAGGCCTACCGTGCCCCGCAGCCAGCTATCGGCATGAGCCAAGCCCTGAGCAGCCAGTACACAGCCAAGGCCCGCGCCGCAGCCACCGCCCGGCTGGAACAGATCATGACGATCAAGACCGGTTACATCGAGGTTTCGCAGGACTTGACCGGCCTGAAATTGGCAATCGCCAACGCCGTGGCCTGTGCCGGTGGCGATGAAGTCGCAGAGCTGCGCCGCCTTGACGCGATGTTTGCACCAAAGGCCGCAGCATGAGCCAGCGCGACAACCTGACCCCGGCAAAGGCTTGGGCACACGGCGTTCTCGATGACGTGCGCGCCGGGCTCGGTGTGCATTCCGACGTGACCATCCGCGCCGCGCTGCGCGTGCTGGGGGAGCCGGTGAATGCATGACCACCTGCCAATCCTGCGCCCACTGGCAGCCCAAGGCATCCGGCCCCATGGCAAAGCACGGCCTAGCCCTGTGCGGCATGGGCAATCGCTGGACATTCTTCCCGCCGCAACACACATGCCCAAAGCACAAACAGGCATCGCCGGAAATCGTGCAGGGCAGGGCCACATGGCTTGCCCAGCAACCCGCATCCTTGCCCGCACCGCGCAAGCGTGGGAGGTAGCTAAATGAGCCGAATTGAAACGATTGGCAACGCCACTCTGCACCTGGGTGACTGCCTCGATGTGCTGAAAACGTTGCCCACCAACTCCGTCGATAGCGTGGTATGCGACCCGCCCTACGGCCTGTCATTCATGGGCAAAAAGTGGGACTACGACGTGCCGAGCGTCGATATTTGGGCCGAGTGCCTGCGCGTGCTCAAGCCGGGCGGTCACCTGCTGGCGTTTGCGGGCACCCGCACCCAGCACCGCATGGCTGTGCGCATCGAGGATGCCGGGTTTGAAATCCGCGACATGATTGCATGGGTGTACGGTTCGGGGTTTCCCAAGTCTTTGGACGTGAGCAAGGCCATCGACAAGGCCGCGGGTGTGGCTTTCGATGCGGTGCCCGCCAGCGGGGTTGGTTTTATGAACGCGGAAGGTGCCGGGGGTTACAACGTCACCAAGAACCAATTGGTTCGCAAGGGCGACAGCACCGAAGCCGCCCAGCAATGGCAAGGCTGGGGCACCGCCCTGAAACCCGCGCTTGAGCCGATCACCATGGCACGAAAGCCCTTCGCCTCAACCGTGGCCGCGAACGTTTTGGCGCACGGCACGGGGGCGCTGAATATTGACGGGTGCAGGGTGGCCGTTGATGTCAATGCGGACGCATCACAACTTCGCACTATGCAGCGCAGCCAACGAGCTGGCGCAGACGGGTGGGGTATGAGCACCGTTTCAGGTGACACGCCGCAGGTCGTGCGCGCTGATGGCCGCTGGCCCGCCAATATTATTCACGACGGCAGTTCGGACGTGGTTGCTGCGTTTCCGCAGGCCAAGGGGCAGCAGGGCGCGCTCACCGGCTCTGAGCCAAGCAGCAAGACAGCCAACACGTTCGGCGAGTTCGCCGGCCGCGCGTCGAGCGAGCCTCGTGGTGACACCGGCAGCGCCGCCCGATTTTTCTACGCGGCCAAGGCCAGCCGGGCGGACCGCGAAGAAGGATTGGATGGCGCGCCCGACCGCGTGCTGGCGATGAGCAACCAAGCAAAGGCAGAGTTGGCGCGCGGCAATATGCACGAGGGCGAGAGCGGCATGAACACCGCCAAGGTGCGCAAAAACCACCACCCCACAGTCAAGCCGACAGACCTCATGGCGTACCTATGCCGCCTGGTGACGCCACCGGGCGGTGCCGTGCTGGACCCGTTCATGGGTAGCGGCAGCACTGGCAAGGCAGCCATACCAGAAGGCTTCCACTTCATCGGTGTTGAATGCGAACCCGCTTATTTCGACATCGCCTGCCGCCGCATAGAGCAGGCAGTCGCCCAAGGGCAGCTATTCGAGCCCACACAAGCCGCCCCTGTGCAGCTTGGATTGGAGGCAGCATGAAACCCCACATCAAGCGAATCTATGGAGTCTGGCACTGCGGCATCAAGGGCATCCCAAACCGCTATCTGGGGATAGGGTTCACGCCTTCGGCTGCTTATCGGGATTGGGTTAGCCATGGCTGAGCGCATCTCCCTCACCCTGTGGGAGCCAGTGCAGGCCCGCAAAGCTGTTGACCACATCTACAACACCGCCAAGCCCTATCTGATGGCCGGGCACCGCATGGTTGCTAAGCTGGAGCCAGAGAACCGGCGCGAGAACCACAACCGGCATTTCCACAGCCTGATCGGCCAGATTTCCCAGCAACTGGGCGCGACTGTGCCCGACCTGGCAGACGCCGAGGACGCCAAGCGCATCCTGATTTCTGCCTTCCGAATCGATACCCGCAACGATTCCGATCTGGCTGACGAGTGGGCGAAGTTCGGTGATGTGCGCATGGGCCGGGGGCTACGCGGCGAGGTGGTGCTGATGGGCATCCAGTCACGCGACTTCACGATCAAGCTGGCCCGCGCTTTCATCGAATGGTTGTATGCCTTCGGGGCAGAGCAGGGCGTGCAGTTCAAGGCATGGGAGGGAGAGCAGTGAAGATCGAACTCCCCTGGCCAGACCCACGGCTGAACCCAAACCGCTCCAAGGGCGTGCATTGGGCCAGCACATCAGAACTGCGCGCACGTCAAAAATCTGATGCCCGGCTGCTGGCATTGCAGGCCATGCGCGCCCAAGGCTACGTGCCACCGCCCGGCGTGCTGCCGCTGTGTATCACATTCGTGCAGCCCGACAAACGCGCCCGAGACAGGGACAACCTGCTGGCGGCGTGCAAGGGCTTGCTGGACGGCGTGTCGCAGGCGCTGGGCGTAGATGACCAGCACTTTGACCCGGTGACGATTCGCCGCGCTTATGGCCCGAAGCCGGGTGCTGTGATTGTGGAGATCGGCTGATGCAGAGCAAAAACAAGCCCAAGCCTACCCGCGCCGAGTCCGAACACATCGCCCGCGTGGCCGAGATGGATTGCATTGTGTGTGGGGCGCCAGGCCCAAGCGAGGTGCACGAACCTGAGCAGGGGCTGTGGTTCGCATCAATGCCCCTGTGTACGGCGTGTCACCGTGGGCCGGAGGGCTGGCACGGTACGCGCCTGCGCTGGAAGCTGCGCAAGGTGTCCGAGTTGGGCGCGATCAACGAAACGATACGGCGGCTGGCCTGACCACTACAGGCAGAAGCTGAAAGACACTTTGAAAGGGAGAACATGCTGATGCGCGTACAAGAGACAGTCGATTACTGCCACGTCAAGCCAGAACATGAGGCCATCCACCAGAGGCTGGAGAACTGGGCGCGCTGGGTGCGGGTTCGCCCGCATGGCTGGCAGACAGCCCCTATGTTTCGCATGTACCAGTCAAGGGCGCGCCAGTGGGAAGCTCCGGTGATTCAGAACCCGGTGGAC